ATGGATTCGATCGAGACCAAATTACAGAATTTAAAAAGACTAAAGATTGGCGTTGTAATTTGACTATGGGTGCAATTGCTGCCTGTTTGATCAAAGGTATGCCAGCAACTAAGCAAGGTTGGAACAACAACTCGAGTTCTGCAGAATGGCTTAAAGAGCAAATCTCCGATGCTGTGGAAGCAGGCCGTTGGGATATCGAAGAAGTTGAAGTGATCAAGGCTGCTAAGGCTGTAGCACCAGTTATGAACATCCAAGATCGTATACGCGAGCAAGCAGTTAGTATGAGCGACGAAATTGACGCTGCCATTGACTCTTGGATCGTTGATCCTAATGCGTTTGATCCTAAAGCATTTAAGATGGTTAGTCTGTTGCGTGGCAAGGGTGCCAAAGCGGCGCAGGCTCGCTATATCAAGGGTTTCTTTGCTCGTGGTTTGGCAGAACTCAAAGAACTGTCCAGTGGTCATGCTGATGATCAATTAAAAGAAGGTTACAAGCATCTTAGTCGTAAGAACGTCAACAAGTTGATCGAGTTCTACGAAAGTATTGCACAGGCCTGTGAGCAGATTGCCGCAGAAGCCAAAGTGTTAAAGAAGCCCCGTGCTAAAAAGGTCAAGCCTGCAGAGGAATTGATCAAGCGTCTTAAGTTTAAGATGACTGACGACAAGGCGGGTGTGACTTCAGTGCCAGCAGCAGGATTGATTGGTTCCCAAGCTGCTATCGTTTACAATTCCAAGACTCGAAAGTTTGGTATGTATATTGCTAAAACTTCAGCAGGGCTGAATGTCAAAGGTACCAGCATTATTGACTTTACTAACAAATCAGTACAGAAGACTTTGCGTAAGCCTGCGGAGCAGTTGAAAGACTTTAAGTTGCAGAATACACAACGTCGAGTTGAAACTTGGTTGAGTGCCATTAAGGCCACTGATACTATATTAAATGGTAGAATGAATGCAGACATCATGATCTTAAAAGTTTTTAAATAAGGAGGCATTATGGCAGGCAAAGCAAAATCAGTGTATCTTACAATTAACCCTAAAGGTACATTTAAAACTGCCTTTCATAGAGTATTTTTCAATGCCAAGGACTACAATGACTATGTTAAAACTGAAGAGTTCAAAGCCAAATGGCCGCCTGAGCTTTTTGACATCGTAAAAGAGACTTACTAAAATGAGTGGCTGGAATCAAATTCAACAAGTTCGTAAAGTAGAAGAGCGAGCAGATAAACTTGGTTTAAAGTTTGCTCCACACAGGTATGACGATCGTCATGGTGAGAATGTAGTATTGATTCCCAAAGATCGTGATGCATTGCCTATCTACACCCGTGATGCAGACTTATTTGTTGGCACATTGGAAGGTGCTGCTTGTTGGATGCAGGGTGTTGAGTGGGCACGTGAATACGACCGTATGGTCATTGATCGAAAGATAGATGCCAAGAGAGCCCGCAAAGAACAAGACGAACGTAACAAGCAATTGATAAAGATGTTAAAAGACGAAAAACTTGTGAACGGAATTAAAGAATGACTAAGAAAATTTTCTATGAAAAGATTGGGCGCAAGTATGTGCCTGCTAAAGAGTACAACAGCGACTTTGCGGACAGCTACCCTTATGGCACACATCTGCTTATGATTCACCCCGGAGGACAGAGTCGTAAATACAACATCGATCCCAACTATGCTGCCTTGATTGCGGCTGCTCGGGTGGCATCAGAGGCCATGTGTAAGGCTTTAAATAAAGCCAGCGAACTAAGGCCTGCTCGTACTCCTATTACACCTGCTCAACAACGGGCTTGGAAGAAACTGGCCAAAGAATTTGGAGACGAACTCTGCACTTTGAATGGAGCAAGCATACACGATATTGCCGAAGCAGGCATAAAGGCTTTACAAAAGGAAGCAAATGTGTTATACTCTAATGCAGCAGTGAAGAAAGCCTATGATCACTTTATTTTATTATGCGAACTAACTAAGGAAACAAATCATGATTGATATGAAAGAATGGATGGAATTGGTAGATTATAAAATCACCGAAGGTGATACTTATGGCTGGAGTTGCTTTGGACCAAATAGCTATCAACTTAGCAGTTGGAATGGCGTCCATGGTAAAGGTGGATATAGTTTTAATATTGTGTTTAGCACCAAGAGCCATAAGGTTTATTGTGTAGAAGTATGTGACTATACCAACGATCGTGCTTATCGTATGATCAATCTCGACTATGTTAAGAAACATGAGAAGGAAGCCAAGAACCGTGATGTTAATATGAATGAAGCATGGGATGACGTTGACTATATTGATCTCGAAGTCGATGATGACTTTATACAAAAATGCCTAGCCATTAAGGCAGGCGAGGACTATGAAAACACTGTGAGTGTTCCAATTGATCTGCCCGATGATCTGTTGTTAGAGGCCGCAATGAATGCACATCGTCAAAATATTACTCTTAACGAGTATATTAATAATGCACTACGTGAACTAGTTGACGAATTTAAGCAAGACCCAGAAGGTCTGCTGGCTCGAGCTGATAAATGGAAAGAAGAAAATGACATTGCCTGATGAAAGGTATCGTGCGGTGATGCAGACTATACAGTTCCTTACTGATATCTGCAATACTCCTCGAGTCCCCAAAGCAATTAAACAGCAGGCAAAATCTTTACTGAGACACTATCCAAGTGCATGGGATATGAAGGTAGCATCGGAATTGGCACCGCATGTTTTTCAAAAAGAAATGGAACCACTTTATCGCATGGTTAAACAATACGATATGGAAAAGAAAGATGTTTAATTGGTTTAAAAAGACTGACTATAGTGACATGATTAAATTTCCGGAGACTACGTCGATTCCTTCTGTTCCGTATATTGAGCCACCTAAGAAGGAACAAGAATATTACAGTATTGGTGTTACTAGCGAAAATCGCATAACTTTTAAAACTGGTATATCAACACTAACTATGAATCGTGAAGGTGTTGAGAATCTAATACAACAGTTGGCAGTATTCCGTGATCAAATCAAAGAGGAAGAAAAATGAAAATCGGACTTAGTTATAGTAGATGTATACTTGACATCGTTGAGGGACGAGTAGATATTGATGATGTCTTGGTACTAATTACTCGTACAGATTTTGATCCACGAGATGATGTGCAGTGGACAGGAATTTGGCAAGGATACTGTTTGGGAGGCATGAGTAATCCCGAATGGGGCGATTATGATTGGGCCAGCAAGGACGATGAGGCCAAATTCCGTAGCGTAAGTATTATGCTCTACGAAACTGGCAAGATGCATCAACCACGCAAGTTTGGAGCACGGCCGGCCCGCCGGCCAGAATACTGGTTAGAGACTTGTTTGCCAAGTAGTGAGTTAGAACGTAATCCAGCAGCCAAACTTGCTTGGGAAAAATTTCAAGTAGTTGCTGGATTAACTAATGTAAAATTAGATAAGGAATATAAATGATTAAAGAATACATTAATATTGTCGAGTCTGCTATGCTAGCGGAAAATGCTGTACAGCAATTTGCCAGTGCAGCACACGAAGAATGGCGCAGGAATTTCGATCCAACTGGAACTAAATCACGTATTAAGAAAAATAGCGATGGTACAGAAGGTGACATTAATGTTCCTTTTAGTGAACTACATACAGATTGGCAACGAGAAAATCTTGCCGCAGGTAATGCCGCTGAACATGCTGTAAAGAAATTTTCCAATGACATTGAACAAGCCGCGGAATATATTCATATTGAATGGATGAAACGTAATCCTAAGGCTGACTATAACGCGGCACAACATGTACCGTACGACCAGTTGCCTGAAGATGAAAAAGAAAAAGATCGTGTACATGTACGTACAATGATGAATCTATTAGGACACAAGGCATAATATGTTAGTACCAATGGTGGTCGAGAAGACCGGTCAAGGCGAACGAGCGTTTGACATTTTTAGCCGCTTGCTAAATGAGCGCATTGTTTTCTTAAACGGTGAAGTTAATGATTATAGTTCTAATCTTGTAGTAGCACAGATGCTACATTTAGAGAGTGCCGATAGTGAGAAAGATATTCACTTTTATATCAATAGCCCCGGTGGGGTAATTACATCAGGGTTAGCTATCTATGATGTTATGCAATTTGTCAAACCTAATGTAGCAACATATGTCATGGGGCAGGCCTGTAGCATGGGCAGTTTCTTAGCACAAGCAGGAACAGCAGGTAAGCGTTATATGTTGCCACATAGTCGCCATATGATTCACCAACCAAGTGGCGGCGCCCGTGGTATGCAAAGTGATATTGAGATCCAATACAAAGAAATCACGCAAATGAAAAAGATGCTGACTGACTTGTATGTTAAGCATAATACAGCAGGTAAAACATATGAACAGTTCGAAAAGGACATGGATCGTGATACATTTATGAGCGCCGAAGAAGCGTTGGCATATGGGCTGGTTGACAAAATTGTTGAGAAACGTTAAACTTACTATAAATAACAGCAGCGGCCTTTAGTGCATTCAACCCGCTATATAAATTCTGCAAGCCTATGCTATAACAACATAGGAGAATAAAATGGCAAAGAAATATTTTAGTACAAAAACGTACAAGCAGATAGGTCCAGTGGCATATCGACAATGGCGTGCCGATAGTCATTGTAATCTAATTCATGGTTACGCAATGAGCTTTCACTTTGAATTTGAAGCGGATACGTTAGATGCTAGAAACTGGGTCACTGACTTTGGTGGATTGAAACCACTTAAAGATGTTTTAGAAGATTGGTTTGATCATACATTGCTAGTGGCACAGGATGATCCAATGCGTGAACATCTGTTAGAACTCGGTCGTTTGAAACTGGCCAAGATTACAGAAGTAGAAAAGACTGGATGTGAAGGTATTGCTGACTTTTTGTATGAATATGTTAATACAATTTTCTTGCCCAACTGTGGTAGTGAAGAAGCCAAGCGTGTTTGGTGCTGCAAAGTAGAAGTCAGAGAAACAGATGCTAATATGGCGGGTCGTCAAGGGCATCGCGAGAATAATGAGTTTGCATGAAATCTGGCGTGTATGGGCTAAGGCTCTGGGAGAAAAAGCAGGCAACACAGATGCAGAAGCAAATCGTGTTGCCTGTATCCGTACTTGTATTGTGCTATGTTATATAATAACAAACTGTTTCATTGTAGCAGGTGTTATACATCACTGGTAAATTAAAATGAACGCTACAAAACTATTGACTATTTCCGTAAAATCGTGTAAAATAATACTATGAACTATACTATTCGTTGGCAACAAATTTATCACAATTGGCAACCTATCGAATTGCCAATTACCGATTTTACCCAAGCATTAGAAGTTATTAACATAATTAGGAGTAAACTATGAGCGAACATAAAACATCTTGGACAGTTATAGTAGAAGAAGCCGATGACGGTAGTGGCGATCTTGTAATGCCACTACCGCAAGACTTTCTAGATCAACAAGGTTGGATAGAGGGCGATACGCTAGATTGGAAAGATAACGAAGACGGTTCATGGACTCTATCGAAAGTTGAAAGTGATTAAAAGAATCATTCTCATTGGACACGGTTATGTAGGAGAATACATTTCTCAAGAACTTGATAATCAAAAAATAGCGCATCGATGGATTACACATAATGATGCTATAGATAAAGATACTCAAGTAATTATTAATGCTGCTGGCTATACAGGCAGTCCAAATGTAGATGCTTGTGAAATATACAAACAAGAAACAATTAACGGTAATGTAATATGGCCAGTTCAACTTGAATTGGCTAATCCTAATATTCCAATTGTTCACATTAGCAGTGGTTGCATTTATACAGGTTACAAAAAAGATTTTACTGAAGAAGACGATCCAAACTTTAATTTTAATAACGGAAGTTTCTATAGTGGATCTAAAACATTAGGTCAAAAACTTTTAGAACCATTTTTACATAAAAGTTATCTGTTACGCATTCGTATGCCGTTTGGTGACAAGGCACATCCTAAAAACTTTTTAACTAAAATGAGAAACTACAAAAAGTTGATAAGCTACGATAATAGTCTAAGTTATATGCCCGATGTTGCTAAGTTTTCAGTAGAATGTGCAGTGGGTAATATTCCTAAAGGTATGTACAATCTATCCAATCCCGGATCAAGCAATGCTAAAAAAATAGTCAGTATGATGGGAATTGAAAAAGAATTCTTTACAGAAGAAGAATTTACTAAAGCAGTAGTTGCCCAAAGAAGTAATTGTATTTTAAATGCAGATAAGTTACAATCTGTATTCCCCATACAAGATGTAGAAACAGCATTAAAATTGGCTATATCTAATTATAAATGAAGAAAGTTAAAAGTGAATAAGAGAATTGGGTTTAACTGTAGTAGTTTTGATTTATTTCATGCAGGGCATGTTACTATGCTTAAAATGGAAAAAGAACTTTGCGACTATTTAATAGTTGCATTACAAGTTGATCCTACTATTGATCGCCCAGGTGTTAAAAATAAACCAGTACAAAGTGTCTACGAGAGACATGTACAACTACAAGCATGCCGCTATGTAGATGAGATTTTAGTATACCAAACTGAACAAGATTTGCTTAATCTATTACAGACTCAAATCATACATGTTCGCTTTTTAAGCGAAGAATATTTGAATAGAGACTTTACTGGTAAACAATACTGTCTAAACAATGGCATTGAGTTGCACTATCATAAACGTCAGCATCAGTATAGTAGTTCCGAACTACGCAATCGAGTTTATCAACTCGAGTTGACAAAAGCACAAGATTCAACTATAATTAATGTAGCGCAACACAGTCCTGAGCTGTTAAATAAATACAAAGGTTAATATGATCAAACGAATCGGCTTTGCCTGTAAGTGGATTGATCACGCAGAGCAAGTGGATGGCATTGATGCTAAGGACGATGCTAAAAAGTATAATACCGGCTCTACCACAATTAGCTGGTTAAATAGACAGAGTAAAGATGTTGCAGAACAAAAACTCTGGGACCTTATGGTTCAAAATATTGAAGCCGTGCGTAAGTTGGTTGAGAGAGTGGGGAATTTGGACCCACATCTTCGTATGGTGCGGATTGGCAGCGATATCCTGCCTGCTTATACTCACGCCGATTGGAGTTATTTCTGGCTACGTCGAGATGTTGTTGACTATCTTGAAAGTCAGTATGTTGTGGTTGGGAATATTGCTCGTGCCAATGATGTTAGGTTGTCTTTTCATCCTGGTCAGTTTACGGTTCTTGCGAGCAATAACGAAGGCATTGTCCAAAAGTCGATAGAAGAGTTTGAATATCATGCGGATCTCGCCCGTTACATGGGCTACGGTAAAACTTTTCAAGATCTTAAAATCAACGTCCACATCTCCGGGAGAGAAGGTCCCGAAGGTATACGGCGTGCATACAAAAGACTTAGCACCGAAGCCCGGAATTGTATTACAATTGAAAACGAAGAAAAGTCATGGGGATTAGATGACTGTCTTACATTATCTGATATCTTACCTATCGTCCTTGACGTACATCATAATTGGATACGTAAAGGAGAATACATTGACCCATCTGATGACAGGGTTAAGAGGGTTATCGATAGTTGGCGGGGTCGCCGTCCTACTATGCATTACAGTGTTAGCCGCGAAGATATACTCACAGACTTTTCCACTACTGATCGCCCAGAGTTGGAGTCTTTGCTAGAGTCGGGATATAAAAAGCAGAAACTCAGAGCACATAGTGATTTCTACTGGAATACAGCAGTGAACAAATGGGCACTGAGCTTTTTAGATCAGTTTGACATTATGGCCGAGTCAAAGGGCAAGAATTTAGCCAGCTTCGCATTACACGAGCAGGCTAAAAAATTAAACCTTCTTTGATTTCCTTGGCTTTTCAGCCTTAACAACTGTCAACTTAGGAACCTTAGCTTTTGCTGGGGTTTTTTCTTTGACCGCTTCTACGGGTACTGATTTCGAAGCACGTGGGCCACGTGTGGCTTTTGCAGGTGACTCAACTGTTACTGTAGCAACAGACACAGGTGTTAGAATAACCTCAGCTGTTACAACTGTTAGTGCGGTATCATGACGTTGCTCATTTTGTATATCAACTGGAGTTTCCAAGGAAACTACTGTTTTATCTTCACTTGATGCAACTGGTTCAGGCAGCGTCCAAGGTGCTTCTACTTTATAAGGTGCACCACTAGGCTCAACTACATCAACCACAGGGGCCGGCTTACCTACAAAAAACTCTTTGATTGCTTTAAACATTTGAAAATTCCTTTATATTAACGTATAATATATTTAACCGAATAAATATTAAT